CCGAGCTCCTGGCTCCATCACATCACCCCTACGAGCACGCCGCCCGCTGCCTGAGTCGTGTCCGAAAAGCCGCGGCTCGCGTCGGTCTGCACGCGCATCATCGAGGTCGAGAACGCGAACGTGTTGCCCGCGGGAACGTCGATCACCGCGAGGCCGACACCCGCCGCTTTCGCGCGCGCCAGCACCGCGCGCATGATCTCCACCGGGATCGACGTCGACGCGTCGGGCTCAGCGATGAACGCCGCGGGGAAGGTCTCGCGCAGCGTGAACGCATCGGAGCCCACGAGCGCGCGCATGGTCGCGACGACGCCGGGGCCGCGCCCGCCGGAGCGTCGCGCCTCGACGCACCCGCGCAGCACGCGCCGGTACACGGCGTCGGCCATGCCCACCGCGCGCGGCTGCCGCATCAGCCACCCGATCTGGTCGAGCGCGTGCGCCTCGCTGTCGTCGATGCCCAGGCCGTACAGCTCCCACAGGGCGTCTTCGATCTCCTGCGCCTGCGTCGCCCAGGTCGTGGCGATGGCCTCGATCGCGGGGCGGCGGAACTGCGACGCGAGCGCCGCGAGTGCCTCCGCGACGTGGTCAGGGTCGCGCGCCTGACTGGTGATGGCGACGGGCTCGCTCACGATGCGATCACCACCTCGACGCGCGCCGTGGCGAGCGAGAGGGCCTCGCGCGTGCTCGCGAGCAGGTTGGCCTCGAAGAGCGAGCTCGACGCGCGCCCGAGACGCACGCGCGTGCAGTCGGTGACGCCAGTGACGGCGCGCGCCGCCGCGATGATGTCGCTGCGTCGGATGGGCGCGCCCGCGAGCTGCCCCGTGGTGACCGCTGCGACCGCGGCCTTGAGCGCCGCGTCGCCCGCATAGGTCGCAGCGTCGATCTCGACGACAACCTCGGCGTAGGCGTTCACCGTCGTCGGCCTGGTGAAGTAGAGCGTGCGCGTCGCGCCGCCATCGTCGACGACGGTCGCCGACGAGGTGCCGTAGCTCCGAATCCCGAAGGCGCGGCGCGACCACAGGGCCGCGGCAACCGCTGCGTCGGTGCCGCCCTGCACGATGGCCTCGACGCTGTGCGGCGGGAGCCCGCCGCGGTACCGCTCGTCGGTGTCGGTGTCGTTCTCGTCGACGGTCACGACCACGACGCCGTCGACCGCGCGGAGGGCCTCGCGCACCGCGTCGAAGGCGCTGCCCTGCGCGTACAGCTCGTCGTCGCGACGCGCGCGCAGCACCGGGTCGGTCTCGGCCGCGGTGCCCGTGACGGCGTCGCTGGCGTTCGTCACCGAGAGCCAGCCGGTGACGGGCGTAGCGATGGCCGTGATGGTGCCCGCGTTGGCGGCGTAGCTCGCGCCGTTCGAAGTGACGGCGCCAGCGATCTCGGCCTCCGCGGCGACGCTCACCGAGGCCGTCGAGCCGGTCGAGTTCACCGCCGCGGCCTTCGTCACCCATCGGTTCGTGGGCGCGCCGACGACGTGCGCGACGCTGCCCGCGGGGATCGTGCGGCCCGCGGCGACGGAGAGTGTGAGGGTGACGGTGCCCTTCTGCGCGGCCTCGCGCGCGGTGCCCGTGAGCGCGCTCACTGAGTCGAGGGCTGCGAAGCGCGCCGCGCGCGGGTCGCGCGAGTCGTACACGAGCTTCGCGAGCTCCCAGAGGGAGCCCAGGCGCGTGGCGATGGAGCCGTTGAGCTGCCCCGTCGGGCTCTCGGCGCTGGTGTCCCAGTCGGGCCCGAGCGCCGACGACGCGCGCTGAGCGTCGGCGAGCTCGGCGAGCACCTCCGCGGCGGTCTTCACCACGAAGCCCGTGGTCGTAAGGCCCGCCATCAGCCGCCCACCACGAAGTCGGTGATGGTGATGGGCTCGCCCGTCACCGACGTGGCGCGGAACGCCAGCGAGGCGCTACGGCGCGCGCGGTCTTCGGTGAACGCGTAGGCGTCGAGCGTGGCCACGCCGGGTGACGTCGCGATGGCCTGGCGCAGCGTCGCCGACGCGAACGCGCTGATGCCCTTCTCGCCGAGAATGCGCCCGTAGGGGATGCCCACCGTGCGGTCAAAGGGCCACTCGCCCTGCCACAAGCGCAGCCGCACACGGAGCTTCTGCACCGTGGCGTCGAGGCCCTCTGCGATGCCCGGGCGCCCGCCCGAAATCGCAAGGTCGCCGGTCGTCGGGTCGAGGGCGAAGGTCCGCACGCCCGCAGGGTGCGTGCGCGCGCGCGTGAGCCGCTAGCCTATGGTGGCACGCAACCGGGGGACGCTGATACCGTCTCGGCCCATGCGCCTCGCCCTCGCCCTGGTCTTCGCCCTCGCCGCCGCGTGCAGCGCCGATCCGTCGCCCTCACCAGGCGCCGACGCGTCGCCCGAAGCGTCCCAGGTTGATGCCCCGGTAATCGTCGACGTTTCGACCGATGTGAGCCCCGAAGTGTCCCAGGCCGACGCGGGCCCCGATGCCCTCGCCGATGTCCCGCGCGACGCCGCCCCCGACACCTCGTGCACCGCCATGTGTGGCGGGCGATGCGCCGACACGACGCGCGATCCAGCGAACTGCGGCGCGTGCGGCGTCGGGTGCCCCGCGCGCGCCAACGCGATGGGGGCGTGCGCCTCGAGCTCGTGCACGATCGCGTGCCGCGCGGGCTTCGCCGACTGCGACGGGCGCGCCGCCAACGGCTGCGAAGCGGACCTCTCGACGCCCATGTTCTGCGGCTCGTGCGCGACGCTGTGCCGCCCAGGCGTCGCGTGCGCCGCCGGAGCCTGCATGGGCTGCCTGCCGAACATGGGCGACTGCGACGGCCTTGCGGCCAACGGCTGCGAGGCGGACCTGCGCTACGACGCCTTCAACTGCGGCGCCTGCGGGCGCGCGTGCTCTGGCAGTTGCTTCGGGAGCGCCTGCCGCTAGGTCGCCTTCGTCTTCGTCGCGGCCACGGTCGCGGGCCACGACGCTAGCGCCGCCATGATGGCGGCCTTGAAGGTCGCCCCGCCGTCGCCGGGCACCACGGGCGCGGCGTTGATCGCGGTCTTGAGCGCCATGAGCTGCGTCGTGACGAGGTTGGCGAGCGCCACGAGCTCGCCCGCGGCGCCGCCGAGGTGCACCACGCCCGCCGTGTCGACCTCGAGCACCGTCGCGTCGCCCTGGGTGATGCGCAGCGTGCCGTTGGCGAGCAGCGCCACGCGGGCCCCGCTGGCGTCCGACCCGAGCACGAGCCCCGCGCCGCCGGCGGGGGCGTGCGTGAGGGCGCGCTGCTGCACGTAGAGACCGGGGATCGCGACCGCGTGCGCCAGGTGGTGCCGTCGAAGGTCCGCGGGGTTCACCGTCGATCCGTCGCCGGTCACCCACGGGCCAATGTCGGCGCTGTTGAACAGCAACTGCACCGTGTCGCCGGGCTCGAGGCCCATCGCGAGGAACCACGCGCCGACGCGCGGCCAGAGCACCGGAACGCCGGGGATTACCGGGAGGTCTTCGCACGGGGTCGTGCCGTCGGGCTGGGGCACCGGGTGCCGCACGCACGGCACGATGTCGGCGAGCTGCGTCGCCGCGTCGTAGCTCTGCACGCGCCCGGGGAGCGCCGTGAAGGTCTCCAGCGACTGTTGCTGCGCGCGCGCGTCGAGCACGTCGCGGTCCGTGGGGAAGGTCGGTCGCTCCATCGGGCTACTCCTGGTTGGGTGTCGTCGAGATGGCGCTGCCGACGAGCGGCGGGCGCGGCCGGTGGCACGTGAGGGTCGCGCCCCATTCGGCGCCGCCGGTGTCGCCCGCATACGCCGCCTCGGTGATGCGCCACGAGCCCGTTGCGACGGAGCTCTCGACCACGACGAGCTGGCCGGGGGTGAGGCCGGGGATCAACGCGGCCTTCACGGTGATGGTGCGCCGGTTCACGATCTCGGGCGACTCGTACATGCCGGTGTCGGGTGAGAGCAGGATCGCGGTGCGGGCGAGCGAGCCCCCCAGGGGGATCACCTGGAGGTTGCCGTCTTGGATCGACCACGACAGGCCCGCGCTCTCGCACAGCTTCGTGAGCTCACTCGCAGCCGACCCGAAGAGCACGGTGCCCGCGGGGAAGGTGCTCTCGCTCCCGAGCTGCGCGCCGCGCAGGGCCTCGCGCGCGTTGCCGATGCCCACGCCCATGGCGTCGGCGATGGCCTGCACCACGGTGCCCATCGAGGTGCCCGCCGAGAACGAGCGCCCGACGCGCGCCGTTCGAAGCGCGTGCTCGCCGTCGCCCGCTGTGACCTTCACCACCCAGTCGGCGCCCTCGCGCGCGGGAATGGCCTTTCGGAGGTCGCCCCTGAAGATCGTCGAGCGCCCTTCGAGGTAGCCCGCCTGGATCTCGACGAAGGTGCGGCGCCGCGGGGCCGTGGTGATCTCGCGGCGGTGCGCTTCGGTGAGGTTGGAGATGGTCAGCTCGCAGGTGCCCGCGCGCGCCATCAGGGTGCGGGTGACCTTGAAAGCCACCCGCAAATCGCTCACGTCGAGCGAGCCCACCTGCACGCGCCACGAGCGGCCGAAGATCCTCACGCCGCAAGCTCCGCGGCCGTGAAGTAGGCGAGCACGAAGCGCGCGCCCGGGGCGCCGAGGTCGTCGAAGCCCGGGTCGCGGTCGTTCGCGCCGCTCGTGTCGACCACGACGAGCTCGCCCGCGGGGCGCCGCGTGTCGACGACGCCGCGCAGGAGGGACACGCCCACGACGAGCACGAGGCCCGAGACGATGGCGACGCCGTCGAGGTCTGCGACGTCGAGCGACCACACGCCCTCGCGCTGCGACCAGCGGAACGTCAGGAGGTAATCGACGCCGTCGAGCGCCGTGCGCTGCTGCCAGTAGGCTGCGCCCGACGGCGCGCAGGGGATGAACGCGCTCATGGTCTGACTCCCTGCCGCTGGCGCGCTGCGCGATCCTGCGCGGCGGTGACGGGCGCGCCGCCGTCGAGGGCCCGCGCGAGAAGGGAGCGGTCGTCGACGGGTTGCGCGCCCCGTTCGGCCTGCACCTGCAGCCGACGCACAGCCGGGACGGCGACGCGCACGGTGCTCACCACCCGCACGCGCCGGAGCTCGAGCGTGAGCGCCAGCGCGTCGCCGGTGTCGGCGAACTCGTCGACCTTGTACCGGGCGATGGCAAGCGACTCGGTCACGCGCAGCGGGGTCGTGAGGGTGACGAGCACGCCGCCCTCGACGAGCGCGAGCAGCAGCCGGTCACACGCTGCCTTGCGGTCGAAGGTGCCGCTCCACTGTTGCGTGGTGACCTTCTGCCCGCTGGGGAGCACCTTCGACGCCGCGGCGCGGGTCGCGCCCTCGAGCTGCCCCGACGGCACGAGCACCGGGGCGTTGCTGATGATGCCCTCCAACGTGATCGTCGGGTTGAGGGGGCGGATGTGATCGGCCACCGCGGTGCCCGTCTCGACGGGGTGCTCGGTGATGTCGGCCGCGCTCTCGTACCCGCGCGAGGGGGTGCCGTCGATCTCGAGCGACGCCTCAGCGCCGGCCGCGTCGAGCCATGAGAGTAGGACGCTCATTCGTCATCCTCCTGGGGGTGATCGGCGTCGCGTTGCGTCGCATCCTCGCGGCGGATCACCTCGCGCACGCGCCCCGCGATCTGGTCGGCGTCGGTCACGCCGTGAAAGTGCATCACCGGGGCGCTGGTGCGGTTGATGACGCGCGTCGTGCGCTGCGAGACGGAGCCCGGCGCGGCGACCGTGCGCAGCGCGGGCCCCGCGTTGATCGGTGCGAGCGCAGGGCCGGTCATGGCCGCGGTCGACGCGTTCGCGCCCTTCGGCCGTGCTGCGCGCCCTGCGCCCTTCGACGGCCCCGCAGCCTCGTAGCCTTCGCCCGGTGCGAGCGAGGCGCGCGCGCGGTCTGCGGCGTTCCGCTCGCGCGCCGCGTTCTCTTCCATGTGCCGCGCCTCGGTGTCCTCGCTCGACTCCCCGAAGCTGCGCACGGCCTCGACCGCGCGCTCTGCGGCCTCGGCCGTCTCGCGCCACAGATCCCGCACGCCGCGCACCACAGACTCCGTGGTGCCGACGCCGAACATGCGGTCGATGAAGCGGCCGGTGGCGCTGTCGCCGCCCTCCATCATCGTGATGAGGTCATCCATCACCGCGATCACCGCGGCGACGGCTGCCGCAGTCGCGAGCACCGGGGCAATGACCGGGAACCACGCGACCACGAGCCCCGACGCGACCGCGGCGCCCACGAGCCCCAGGGCCACGAGCGCGAGCTGCGTGACGTGCGTGCCCCTGGTGAGGCGCGCCCACAGCCCCGCGAGCTCGGCCCCCTTCTGCGTCACCCACGAGAGCACCGGGAGGAGCGCGACCGCGAGCACCGATCGAAGCGAGTCGCTCGCGACCTTCAAGCGCTCTTGCGCCTGGGTGTACTTCCGCGCGGCCTCCGTCGCCTCCGGGGTGATGCCGCCGCCGAGGTCGGCGAGCTCGTCGCGCAGGGCCGCGATGCCGCCGGGCCCGCTGTGCAGCACGTCCAGCATCCGGCGCCCGCTCGCCCCGAAGAGTTGCTGCGCGACGTGCGCGCGGCGGTAGGGGCTCTCGATGCGCTCGAGCGCAAGGGCCGTGTCGTTGATGAGCTCGCCCGTCGGCCGGATGCGCCCGTTGGCGTCGCGCGCCTGAATGCCCAGCCGACGGAGCATCGACGTCGTGCCGTTGCCCCAGCGCTCGCCCGCGCGAAGCGCCTGGCCGAAGGTCGCGACGCCCGCGCGCATCCGCTCGACGCCTACGCCGCCCTGCACCGCGGCGTGGTCGAGCTCCTGTAGCTGCGTCGTGGTCACCCTCGACTCGCGCGCCGTGTCGCGGAGGGCCTCGGCGTCGGCCGCGAAGGCGTTGGCGAACGCGAACGCGGCGCGGGTCGCGGTGCCCATCACGGCGACCGCGGCGAGGGTCGCGCCCACGAACACCTTGCCCAGCGCCGACGAGCTCATGCCCGTCTTCTGCGCGAGCTTGTCGAGGAGGGGGTTCGTCGCGCGGAGCTTCGTGCCCAGCTTCTCCGAGAGGTACTCGGATGCCCGCTCGGTGGCGTCGGCGAAGGTGTTGATCCCCTTCGACGCCTTCTGCCACGCCGCGTGCTCAGCGCCCGCACTCGACGCCGCGAAGGCCTTGCGGGCGTCGTAGACGGCGCGCTCTTCGTCTGCTGCCTCGTGCAGCGCCGTGACGCGCTCAGCGAGGGTCTTCTTCGTCTTCTTGGCCGCGTCGTCGGTCGCGGCCGTGGTCTTCTTCGTGGTGCCGACGAAGGTCTTGAGGCGGGCTTCGAGCGCGTCGAGCTTCGCGGCGTCGACCTCGAAGCCCAGCTCCATCATCACGCTGCGGAGGG